AGTACCTTGGTGTTAGATTTGTTTCTAACACTAGGGACTTGGATCATTTTAAACGAAAGATCAGCATGGCACGAAAAAATAATTCAACTGCTTGGTATAAGGTACCAGTACCTAAGCTAACTCAACTCAACTTAGATGTATGTGAAAAGCTAATAGGGTTTTATAATAACTATTCATGTAATAAAGAAGTTACTTTTTTACATGATCATTTAGCATTATCTGTTTATACTTCTAATATAGATATTTTAAAAGAGTTGTATCAAATTGATAACAACATAGAAATAATTCAAGCATTACCGGCTCCGCCTGCAATAATGTATTTTGCAAAAGACCCCTCTTTTAAGTTTAGAGTATACTTAAAAGGTATCAGAGTAAATGAAACTTTGATATCGGATTTAAGAGACTTTAGCAAAAGATATGAGTATTCACTAGATATACAATTATGTGGCGCATTAAAAGATTATGTTAATAGTAATCGTTGGGGTATAAGGTATCGTAAATATTTGACTAACAATTACTTTATTAACTACAATGACCCTAGTACACTAACATTAATGCACTTACTTTTTAACGAATGCTTGGGTAAAAATTATAAGTTAGAAAAACGTCCTTAAGAGATAAATACTCTATATATTTATAGGGTATTTACATGGCTAAAATCGTAGAAGAAATCATCGTAATCAAGCTAAGCAAATTAGTAAAAGACGATGTTACTCAGGGTATTGTAACTAATGATTTACAAGCGGCGCTAGAACAAGTTGCTCAAGAGTTGGTAGGTGATAGTGTGATAGTTGAGGTTGAAAAAGCCTAATGTCACAAACTTCTACACTCATTCTATTACCGCAAACTACATACGACGGTGGCGGAACCGCTAATGTGTATACTGTTACTGGTAATGCTCAACCCGCCGCTGCTTATTATTTGGGTAATCAAGACTTGCAAACTATAACTTATAGTTTTACAAATGTCACTGGTAACTTAGAAATTGAAGCTACTCTTGCTACTGAACCGGGATCAGGTGATTGGTTCAAGGTTTATGAAGTAGAAGCTGATAACAATTCCAACACAAACAGTACAATAAACGCATATCAAAATATTACTGGAAATTTTGTGTATATGAGAGCAAAGATAAAAGACTTTGCTAACGGCGTTGTACAATATGTTAAAATTTCTTATTAAGGACTAACATGAAAAAGATCGTAGTACTTCCAGGTGGCTATCACCCGTATCATGCAGGACATTATTCGCTGTTTAAAGCAGCAGAAGAAAAGTTTCCTGATGCTGATGTATACTTAGCAGCTACTAACGATACCAAAACTCGTCCGTTCCCTTTTGAAATTAAAAAGAAACTAGCACAATTAGCTGGAGTTAATCCTGATCAATTTGTTCAAGTAAAAAGTCCTTTCAAAGCTGAAGAAATTACTCAAAAATATAATCCTGAACAAGATGTATTAATATTTGTTAGAAGCGAAAAAGATAGAGACGAACAGCCTAAGCCCGGTGGTACTAAAAAAGATGGATCACCTTCATACTTTCAACCATATGATCCCGATAATTTAGAATCTTTTAATAAACATGCTTACATGGAATACTTACCGACTATTGAGTTTGGACCCGGTATTAAAAGCGCGACAGAAATAAGAAACGCTTGGCCTAACTTAAACGAAAGACAAAAATTAGCAATGGTAATGAGTTTATACCCTAGAACACAACAAAACAAAAAGCTGGCTGATGTAGCAGTAAAAATGTTAGATGCCGGTATTATTGGTGATCAAGTAAATGAAGAAGGTGTAGCGGAGGGCTGGAAAGACGTTGTAGCAGGGGGTGCTTTAGCATTAGCATCATTGGGAGCTAATGCTCAAACTTCTGATATGGATAACATACAACAGTATACGCAACTAACTAAACAGTATTATGAAGCATTGGTTGATCGCGCAGAGAATGAAGACGGTTTTGTTTTAGATAGAAGAGACTTAAATCGTATTAAAGCAAAAGCACAAGATATGGCCGCTGCAAAAGTAGCCAAACAGAAACAGAGTAATACACAGAATAATAATTCATCAAGTAATAGTTTTCCAAGTCAGGGAAGCGAAAGAAGAGTGGCTAGTGATAGAGATCAGTTTGAGTCAATGGATGTTGAAGAAGCAACTCTTATTAACGATCCAGAACAAGGTCATTTGATTGTACCAGACGGCGGTATGGGTACTTGGGATGAACAATCACTTTTATCTAACTTAACAAGAAAGTTTTCTAGTATGGTAGAAATGATCAAAGAAAAAAGATACAGCAATTTGTATCATTCACTGTACGAAGCTGGTGTAGTAGAAAACATGTTAAAAGCATTAGTTGAATATGAAAACTTTAAAACCAAGCAAGGTAACAGACCTATAGCTAAAAATCGTTCTATTGATATAAGTCAAGTTAACGAATCTACAGATTATATCTCAGAAAAATAATTTGATGTCCTCTTCAGATAGTAAATAATATTACTTATTTGAAGAGGATAACATGGCAAAACGTAAAACAAATCAAGACAAAGCTATTCCAGTAGAAGCAGTTCAGGAACTAGCTGATAAAGCACCACAAGCAGCAAGCATCGGCGGCACTGAAGCTCCCGCACAAAATCAAGTTCAAGTCAATGTAGATTTTTTAAGAACTACAAGAGCACATTTGGCAATGCCCTGCTACGGTGGCATGTTAACAGAATCTACATTCATGAGTTATATCAAGTGGGCTAACACTGCTAGACAGTTAGGCATTGACTGGACTCTTGAGACAATGGTAAACGAGTCGCTAATTAGCAGAGCTAGAAATACACTGACTGCCAAGTTCTTAGAAATGCCTGAATCATCTCACTTGATGTTTATTGACGCTGATATTGGTTGGGAGCCATGGCATCTACTGGTTCTATTAAACAGAGATGTAGATGTAATCGGTGGACTTTACCCGATGAAAACTATGCCAATTAAATGGGTAGTAAACGGGTTTGATGGAGCAGAAGAAGGCGCCGATGGTTTACAAGAAGTAAGTAAAGCAGGTACTGGATTTTTATTAACCAAGAAGCATGTATTTGAAAAAATGAACGGACATCCTGCTGTGAAGCAGTATAAGAATGATATTGGTCTTGACCCTAAATATGACAAGTACTTGAAAACTTACTTTGACACAGCAGTAAGGCAAAACAGATATTATTCAGAAGACTGGACTATGTGTGAAAATTGGCGTGATCTAGGTGGTAGAATTTGGGTTGACAAACGAGTTTTGTTAAGACACACAGGTACTTATACCTTCTGCCAGGAAAATCAAGACCATTTGTTGAATACTATTGGACCTATGTATCTAGAAGCACAAAAAGCTAAAGGAATGAAACTGGTAGATCAAGCAGGAAATGAAGTAAAATAATAATATTTTGACATAAAAAGGGGCTTAGGCCCCTTTTTTATTGTTCTATAAATTTACAGATTTGATAAATATACATATCACTTATGGATTTCATTATGAACAGCAAACAATTCACAGAATCAACTACTTCAGGGGCTATAGCTACTGTTGCTACACCTGTAGGCAAAACACAAACACGCGGTAAAGGAATTTATCCTAACGAAAAAGGCGGCAACTTATTAACTGGCAAAAAGACTAATGAAAAGTTTGCTAACAGTAAATCAGTTAAAGAATCTCAAGAGCAAGATGTTTCAGAAGCTAGTAACAGGTTAACAATACCTGACTCACCATATACACGTAAAAACTTTGGTAGTGAAAAGCTAGTTGAAATCTTAAAAAGTCGAGGATGGCAAGGACCTTTCCAAATACAACAACTAGGTAAAAAATGGATTAAATCCTTAGTTGGTTTACAAGGCATTGATACAGATGATTACGCTATGGTTCAAGGTAAAGACCCTGAGTACGATGGATGGGTCGTATATGCAGGAAATTATGTGTTTGGTATAGAATATGGATATCATATGGGTGATGCTAATAAAGTCGCAAAATGGACAAAAGACTGGAACCAAGACTTATCAGAAGCCAAACTTGATGAAGAAGACATTATCATTGTTCCTGGTCAAGGAAATCGTATCAAGCCTGGATTTATTCCAAAAGCAAAAGACCGTACTGATCACGAAGTTGAAATGGCAAAGAGTGACTTGTTTCAATCTAATAAGAATGCTAAAAAGATATATGAACTGATCAAAGACATTCCCGAAGAAGTGGGTATTGAAGGTTGGGTTCAAGAAAAGATTATCAAAGCAAATGATTACTTAAACACTGTTCGTGAGTATTTAGAACATAAACAACTAAGTGAAGACACCATTGAAGGCAAAAGAGATAACTTTAGTATAGACGATATTAAACAATTAGAAAAAATAAAAGATTTAGAAACTATTAAAGCTAGAGCAAGAGAATTAATAAAAGGTTTCCCTGATCGTAGAATGAAACCTGAAAAAATAGATTACTTTTATAATAGAATTGATAGTTTGTTTTCGCCCATGCAAGTTATAAAACTAATGTATGATTTATTGTTAGCCGGCGAAGGTATGAAAACAATAGGTTCTAGATATTCTACAAGTGCTAATTCATATCAGCGCCGTTTTGATGAAATGACCGGCGGAGTTATTGCTGGCGGCGGCGTAGGGGAAGGATTAGCAGATGATTTTGCTAGTATGGCAAAATCAATGGGCATGAACGCAAAAATTAGACAGCCAGGGGAAAAACAACCTGTAAAACCTGCATTTAAAGCAACACCACCATCTCCAGAAGAAAGAATAAAACTTCAACAACAACTTGAACAGACTAAAAGAGAAATAAATAAGTTGCGCCAAGATAAAGATGAAAGTTTTAGCTCTAGAGAAAGATGGAGTGGACTATTAGCACAACATGATTATATCAGTAAGAGATTAAAAATAGAATCTGTTGATCAAGATATGGCGGAAGGCTACCGTATACTACCAAACATTGATCGTGAAAAATATCAAGAAAGACAAGGCTTAGAAGGGCCATTCAGAGCAAGAAACGGTAAAGTATATTACTACGATCCAAAAGCTGGTTTGGCATATGACCCAGACACAGACTTTTATATTGACTATGATACATTAACCATGATGGACAGAGAAATGTCCGAAGGAGTAATAGGAAAAGTATTAGCAGGTACAGCACTGTTAGCTTCTCTTTGGGGAATAGGACAGCAGCAAGCACAACAAGTGTATAGCAATAGTCCTCAACTACAAACACTTATCAAGTATCATCAAATGGCTGCACAGCAAAATGATCAAGCTAAAATTAAAGAACTAGAAAGAAGAATAGAAAATCATAAAACTCGTTTGTCATTAGGTAAAGGCGAAGTAATGGGCGCAGACGACAAACCAATCGTTCCTAGTTTTGAAAGTTCTATCATGCGAGGTATTCAGAACGAACAGAATGATGATTGGGGTTCAATGAGCAAACGCGACTTCAAGCGTAGAGAAATGGAACATGAGTTAGGTCACGAAACACGCAAAACTTATAACAAACCTAAAGGTATGTTTTTTTACAATGTACCAGCAGGAAAAGAAACTGATGCTAGTCGTGCAGGATTAAAACAAAGTAAATCAGGTAAGTGGTATGGTTATCAAGATAATATGTTGGGTAAAGGAAGATACTGGGAACCTAAAAACGAAAGTGTAACAGAAAATACTGATCAAGAACACGATTCAGCATCACTACAAAAACATTTTGGTGCAGAAGTTGCGTATGATGCGGCAAGTCACGGCCCAAAAATGATGCAACGAAAAGATTTAAAAGGAAATTCATATCAACTTATTCGTTTACCTAATAAAAACTACAAAGCAACATTAGTTACAGAAAATACTGATAAGTGCCCCGAATGCGGCGGTAAGCTAGTAGCAGAAAGCGAACTAAACGAAGAAGGCAATAAAGATGCTTGCTATCATAAAGTAAAATCGCGCTACAAAGTTTGGCCAAGTGCGTATGCTTCAGGTGCGTTAGTAAAGTGCCGCAAAGTTGGCGCTAGTAATTGGGGTAATAAAAGCAAATGAGAGCTGGTGAGTTTATAACAGAAGCTTGGAGCGAGAAATATAAACGCTCTATCAACTGTAGTAATCCAAAAGGCTTTAGCCAAAAAGCACATTGTCAGGGCAGAAAAAAGACTGATGAAGAAGTTGACCAGCTTGATGAAGCATGTTGGGATACATACAAACAAGTGGGTATGAAAAAGAAAAGTGGCAAAATGGTTCCTAACTGTGTGCCAAAAGAAAGTATAGATGAAACTAGCGAAGAACAACTAGAAGAAGACTTGCGTAAATGGTTTAAAGAAAAGTGGGTTAGATTTGGTCCTGACGGTAAAATCAGAGGCTCATGTGCTAGGGGCAGTGAAGGTGAAGGTAAGCCAAAATGCTTACCGCAAAAGAAAGCACAGTCTTTAGGTAAAAAAGGTAGAGCAAGTGCTGCTAGCAGAAAGCGTAGACAAGATCCAAATCCTGAAAGACAAGGTAAGGCAAAGAACGTGCCTACTAAGAGTACTAGAGATAAGAAATGAGAGCCCGCGAATTCATAACTCTTAAAGAAGATACTACTTCTTTAAATCAAGTTTATCAAAATGATTTCCCCGATCGTGACGAAGCTTTTTGGGAATATGTTACTAATAGTGAATTGAATACTCAACATGAAATTCAAACTATGCAACCTTATAAATTAGAAATATTACTAAAAGGACAGTACAGAATAGAACACGTAGATGAGTTATATGATATCATGGACAGCTATCAACAGAAGTTAGTCAAAACATATGCTAAACAAAATCTTGCAAATCAAATAATCGTTATTGCTGACGGTAGAATTATTGATGGTAATCACAGAGCGTTAGCAGCAGTAAAAAGTAAACAACCTATTAAGTTTATAAACTTAGACGATATTGAGGAATAAAAATGTTATCAGATGATTTAAAAGTATTATTAGCAAGTTGTTATGGCTTTGCTATAAAAGCCCAAAATTTTCATTGGAATGTAGAGGGACCAGACTTTCCCCAATATCACAAGTTTTTTGGGAAAATCTATGAAGATGTGTTTGACAATGCCATTGACCAAACAGCAGAATATGTAAGAACTTTGGGCAGTTACGCTCCCGGAAGCTTTACACGAATGGCAGAACTGTGTATAATAGAAGATCAGCTAAAGATACCCCGTGCCCAATTAATGATAGCTGAAATTTATCAAGACAATTTAAAACTTATTGATCTTTTGAATACTTGCTTCAAATCCGCAGAGCAAGAGAACAAACAAGGTATTATGAACTTTTTAGCTGAAAGACTAGATGCACATGAAAAATGGTCTTGGCAGTTAAACAGCACATTAAAAACAGATAGAGCATAAATACTAAATTAATAAAGGAACTTAATATGAAAATCCAAGAAGTTTTATTAGAAAACGCAGAACGCCCTTACGTGTGTGTTCATGTTAAAAAAGGTACGTATGAATGTACTGCTAGTTCAAGCTATGGCGCTGCTAAAAAAGCTGCTGAAAAGTGGGGCTTGAAGTCTACTGCTGGTATTGCTGTTTACTTAGCTGATGTTACGCACACTCCTACTAACGAAGCAAAAAACAGAGAAATTGACGATTGGGATGAAGACGAACCGGTTGCTGATGCCGATCAAGACAAAGTAAAGCACTTGGTTATGCAACTACGGTCAGCACTTGACGTTGATGGAAACTATGCTATTAGTTTTAAAGATGGCTCTAAAGCTAAATTACCGGTAGAAGATATTAACTTGTTTTTGCGCAAGTATGAAACAGTTATGCCGGCAAATAAAGAAACTATGCAAAATGTTGGTGGCCAAAACAAAGAAGGTTTTGATAAAATTGTTAAGTTCTTTAAGGGACAAGCAAGACCAAAATCACCTTATGATAATATGGCACCTAGCAAAAGTGGCGGCCCCACTTATTATAATTAATGAAAGTAGCAGACGTTGTACAACCATATAAAATGTACATTGCCCGGGTGTTTGTAAAGCAACCGGGTTATACTGGTAATATGGATGTTACTGTAACTGCGCAAAACTTGTTTATGGCTAGGCAATTAATGAAACAACAATATGGCATTACTGATGCTGTTATTGGTACGATTAAAGAAATGAAGTGAACATACCCAGGGACCGTTGGGGTTATGTGCGTGAGCTACTACGCGACTGAAGGATTCGCTACCCCATAAGTCAAAGTGTAGCACCAAATACTGAGTTATTATGAGAGCAAAAGAGTTTATTATAGAAAATACAGTTCAAGAAAATCCAGCATACGGTTTGCCTACCTTAGATAAACATAGATACAGTGTTCTAGATAAACTTGTAAAAAATGCTAAAAAAGAAAGAAATATAGCTAAAAAAGCAATACAAAGCTTGGATGAAGAAATTGATGATAACAAAGCTGCTGAAGTAGCTAAAGCAGTAGAATGGATTTGTAAAAAACTTAACATCACAAAAATACCCGCAATTGAACTAAGCATGGATACTGATGAAGCGCAAGGCAATCATCATACTGGTGGACACGTACCTGGATCAGGTAAGATTTGGATTTATGCTAAAAACAGAAACTTAGTAGATATTTTAAGAACTACCTTCCACGAACTAGTACATGTAAAACAACACGACCTAGATATGATTAAACCCGATTCAAGTTATCCGGGATCACCGATAGAAGCAATGGCTGACATGATGGCTGGCAAACTAATAAAAATATACGGTGCTGCCAACCCACATATCTTTGAATAATACCAATTAGATTGATAATTCAATAATTTAGACTATACTAACAGTCTAAGAAAAATTCTGTCCTACAGAATTCACACATATATACTACACAACAACAGGAGATCATATGTCAAACGGTAGAGTATTTAATCAAGACGAAAAAACTAAATTGACCCAGATTATAAATGAGGGTCTTTCAGTATTAAATGAGATAGAAACGCTTAACGGCGGATTATCGGATACGATAAAAGCTATTGCAGAAGAGCTAGATATCAAGCCATCCGTACTAAAACGGGCAGTAAAGACTGCATACAAGTCATCACTTACACAAACTAATCAAGATCATGAAGATTTAAACACGATTCTGGAGACTGTTGGCAGGGTCCAGTAATATGTATGTTGATGCAATCAATGATGCAAAAAATGATCGCATACATGTGATAGAAAGAACTTCTGATGGCACTAGAAGCTATCAGGAGTTCCCTGCTAACTATGTATTTTATTATCCCGACTCTAAAGGCAAGTATCGTTCTATCTATCGTGACTCTTTAAGTAGGTTTTCTACTAGAAAGAAAAGCGAATTTGAAAAAGAAAAGCGTATACACTCGGGTAAGAAGTTATTTGAAAGCGATGTTAACACTGTTTTTAGATGTTTATCTGACAACTATTTAGGTGTAGAAGCTCCAAAACTTCACACAGCGTTTTTTGACATTGAGGTTGATTTTTCCCCAGAACGCGGATACGCGCCTACTAGTGATCCTTTTAGTCCAGTGACAGCAATTGCATTGTACTTGGATTGGTTAGATCAACTTATATGTTTGGCTATTCCACCTAAACACATAACAGACGAAACAGCACAAGAGCTAGTAGCAGAATTTCCAAACACTTTTTTGTTTCGTAGTGAAATAGAAATGTTTGAAACTTTCTTTCAAATAATTGAAGATGCTGATGTGTTAACAGGATGGAACTCAGAAGGATTTGATATTCCATATATAGTAAACAGAGTAACTAAGATCATGAGTAAAGATGATACTAGAAAGTTCTGTTTAATGGGGCAATTACCTAAACCAAGAACTTACGAACGATTTGGTAAAGAAGAACAAACATATGACTTAGTAGGTAGAATTCATATGGACTATCTTCAGTTGTATAAAAAGTACAACTATGAATCCAGACACAGTTACTCGTTAGATGCTATCGGGGAAATGGAAGTTGGTGAAACAAAAACTCCATATGAAGGCACACTAGATCAACTATACAATCGTGACTTCAAAGAATTCATTAGATATAACCGCCAAGACACTATGCTTGTAGTAAAGATTCACAACAAGCTAAAATTCTTAGAGTTGGCTAATCAACTAGCACACGAAAATACAGTATTGTTACCAACAGTAATGGGTTCAGTAGCTATGATTGAAATGGCTATCTATAATGAAGCACATGCTAGAGGTCTTATCGTGCCAGATAAGCAAAGAGGTCATTCAGGCGAAATGGCTGCTGCTGGTGCTTATGTTGCCCAACCAAAGAAAGGATTGCATTACTGGGTGGGAGCTATAGATATTAACTCACTGTATCCTTCAACAATTCGTGCTTTGAACATGGCCCCAGAAACAATTGTAGGGCAAATTAGACAAACACATACTGAAAAGTTCTTACACGATAGAGCAATGGAACTAGCTAAAGAAAAGCGAAACTATGACGAAGATGATGAACTTGACATGAGTTCATTGCTTTGGGAAGGATTGTTTGGTTCACTAGAATATACTTCAGTAATGAATCAAGAACGCGGCACAATGCTTATTGTTGACTTTGAAGATGGTAGATCACAAGAAATGTCTGCTGCTGAAATATGGAAAATGATTTTTGATTCACACAGTCCGTATATGTTATCAGCTAATGGTACTATATTTAGAAGTGATCAAGAAGGTGTTATTCCCGGTCTACTTACTCGTTGGTATGCTGAACGTAAAGACTTGCAGAAAAAACTAAAAGAAGCTACTACTGAAACAGATAAAGAGTATTATGACAAGCGACAGTTGGTAAGAAAGATTTTGCTTAACTCTGCTTATGGTGCACTCTTAAATGAACACTGTAGGTTCTATGACAAACGATTGGGTCAGTCAGTTACTTTAACTGGTAGACAAATTGTTAAGCACATGAATTCTCAGATCAATGAGATTATAACAGGTGCTTACAATCATGAAGGCGAATCTATGATATACTCTGATACCGACTCAGGTTATTTTTCAGCTTGGCCTATTATTGAGCAAGAAGTTAACGCAGGTAAGATGGAATGGAACAAAGAACTAGTTGTCCAATTATATGATAATATTGCTGATCAAGTTAACGATAGCTTTCCCGGGTTCATGGAACGTGCATGTCATTGTCCAAGAAAGAACGGTGCTATCATTAAAGGTGGCAGAGAAATCATAGGTGACGTGGGCTTGTTTATCAAGAAAAAGCGTTATGCGGTAAATATCTATGACAAAGAAGGCAAGCGTAAAGACGTAAATGGTAAAACGGGTGATATTAAAGCTATGGGTCTTGAACTAAAAAGATCAGATACGCCTAAATATATTCAAAAGTTTTTACTAGACGTTCTTACTATGGTTCTAAGCAATAAGTCCAAAGAAGATATTATAGAACGTATCAAAGATTTTAAGCGAGAACTATCCGAACAGCCTAGTTGGACTAAGGGTTCTCCTAAGTCAGTAAACAAGCTTACTTTTTACGGCGAACTAGAAGCTAGAAGTAAAAAAGGTAAGGCTACTATGCCGGGGCATGTTCGTGCAGCTATCAATTGGAACTTTCTTAAAAAGGCACATAGCGACAATTATTCTATGACTATTTTAGATGGTATGAAAGTTGTTGTGTGTAAGCTTAAAACCAATCCGTTAGGATTCACTTCCATTGCTTATCCTACAGATGAGCTTAGACTTCCAGATTGGTTCAAACAATTACCGTTTGATGACTCATTAATGGAAACTACACTAGTAGATAAAAAGATTGAAAACCTATTAGGTGTACTAAACTGGGACTTGAAAAGTAACACAGACACAAATACTACATTTGATAGTTTGTTTTCTTTTGGTTGAACGAACAGTTGACAAACGCAATAAAATCCTATATTATACATAATAGAAATACCTAAATAATTTCATACAAGAGGAAATAAAATGAAAGATTTTTTACAAGATTTGATCCAGCATACACATGGCTTGGGAGTAGTGGAGTTAGTAAAAGTAACAGGCACTGATCAAGTTACTAAGATCGAAGCAATGGCAGAAGATAAGACCGTTATTATCAGTGGCACTTTTAAGCATCCAATCGCTGATGCTATTGGTACTTTTGGTATGCCCAATCTAGGCAAGCTTAAAACTATTTTAGGTTTTGAAGCTGAGTATGACGAAAATGCTTCTATCAGTGTTGTTAGAGAAACAAGAGATAGTGAAGACGTTCCTACTACTATTCACTTTGCTACAAAGAATAACGACTTTGTAAATGATTACAGACTTATGTCTAAAGAAATTGTAGAAAGCAAAGTAAAAACTGTTACATTTAAGGGTGCAGCTTGGAACGTAGAATTTGAACCCACAGTAGCTGGTATTATGCGTTTGAAAATGCAAGCTTCTGCTAACAGTGAAGAAGTAACGTTTTCAACTAAAACAGAAAGCGGAAACTTGAAAATTTATTTTGGTGATCCTTCTACTCACTCAGGTAACTTTGTGTTTCATGCAGGTGTAACTGGTACTATGACCAAAGCTTGGCAATGGCCTGTAAAAGTGTTTCTTTCTATCATGGACTTGCCCGGCGATAAAACAGTTAAAATCTCTGATCAGGGTGCTGCTGAAATCACAGTAGATTCAGGCTTAGCTGTGTACTCTTACATTCTTCCTGCAATGTCAAAATGATTACAAAGATAGCAACAGGTTTGGGATTATTAAGTACTGGCGGCTCTTCAGGCCCGTATGTAAGTTTGAATAATCATAGTGCTGGCATGGTTAGATATAACGGGACAGATATGGAAGTTTACGATGGTTCGTCTTGGTATAAAATATCATCTACAGTTAATATAGATATTGACTATAACACACGAATGATTATGGACTGGGCCAGTAAAAAATGGCAGAAGAAAAAGCAATAGAAAAATTAAAAGACAATCCCACTTTTGCTGATCTTTTAAAACAAAAAGCTGATATTGAAGAAAAGATACAGATAGTAAAAATACTACTAAAGGACAATAATGGATCAGATCCAGCATAATCTTACTAACGCACACAATCCAGAATGGGCACTGTTCTTACCGGCAGTGTCTTCATTCTTTATCGCAGGATTAGGCAAACAACGAGAAGGTGAGCAGTACTTTGATGCTGCTAGAATTCCTCAAGGGTTTAATGGTGACGTAGAACCACTTAACTTCTTGAACTCTACTCAGGGTTTGTACAAGTACAAATGGGGCTTGTATTCTGCAGGTCACGCTAATCTAGACATTACTAAAGATGATCCAAGTGAGTCAATTATCAGAAAGCGTGAAAAGGGTACTTTCATGTTAGGCGACTCAGGTGGATTTCAGATTATGAAGGGGCAATGGCCAGCTGATTGGAAAGATCCTAACTGTCCTAAAGCTATGAAGCAGCGTCAACTAGTACTAAAATGGATGGATACTTATATGGACTATGGTATGTGTCTTGACGTTCCTACTCAAACTCTTAGAAACAAACACTTACTTGACAAGCACGGTATTTCTACAATAGAACAAGCTGTTGCAGCTACTCATATCAACAATGAGTATTTTATCAATAACAGAACAGGTGAATGTAAGTTACTAAATGTACTACAAGGATTAACTCATACTCAAAGTGATGAATGGTATGCTGAAATGAAAAAGTACTGTGATCCAAAAATATATCCAACTAATCACTTTAACGGTTGGGCGTTTGGTGGTCAGAATAAAATTGACATTCACTTGATGCTCAAACGTATAGTAAACATGATTTACGATGGATTACTAGAAACAGGTAAACACGATCTTATTCACTGTTTGGGTACTAGTATCTTAGAGTATGCGGTTCTGTTTACTGACATTCAACGTGCAGTTAGAAAGTATCACAATCCAAACTTGCAAATTACATTTGACTGTGCTAGCCCGTTTTTCGCAGCAGCAAAAGGTTTGGTTTACTTTAATAATTCTATTGAACATGATAAGAAATGGTCCTATTCAATGGAAAAAACTGCTGAAAATAAAAACTATGATACAGATAATAGAAAGTTTAGTGACGCAGTTTTAGCTGACGGCATCCATAAAATATTTACTGATTCTCCTGTAACTGATAAAATGCTTATTAAGGACTTGTGTTATAGGGGTCATGGCTTTTTGGGACAGCATGGTAAAGAAACTAAAACAAGTTGGGATACTTTGAGTTATACACTAGTTCAAGCCCATAATGTGTATCAACACATCTATGCTGTTCAAGAAGCTAATCGTAGGTACGAGCAGGGCATTATGCCAAAAATGATTATGAACAAGTTTGAACCCAAACACTTTAATGACATCGTAGATGAAATCTTTAGTAAAAAAACTAGACAAGAAAGTTTAGATACTATTGAACAGTATAACAAGTTTTGGATGCAAATGCAGTCAGGAAGTCAGGGCTTTTCTGGTAAGAAAGCAGTAAACAACATGACTACACTTACGGATAATTTTGAGGGTGATGACCTTCATGATAAAATGGTAATAGATAAGTTAGAAAAGAAAGTATTACCGCAGTGGGGTAATCCTGATTTATTTAGTATTAGTTAACAAGAGAAAAGATATGAATAAAAGTAGAATTCAGTTTGTGCGAGAAAATATTAACCGTCTTACTACTCTGATACAAGCAGCTATGAAAGACGAGAATTACAATAAACAAAAACTTGTTGAAATGCAAAAGCAAAAAAATGAGTACTCTTTGGAACTGTCTAGACTTATAAAAGAAGAATGGGAAGAAACTCATGAACGATTGGATTACGGTGATGATAGATGAGTGCAGTTAATCAAAGAGAAATAGCTATGATAGAACAAAGAAATCAAATCAAAAATAAGGCTACTCGTATGATTTGGGTAACTTTTCAAAAGGAAGGTATTCATTGTTATCCTGATGCTAGCACTGATCCTAATCTAAAAACTAAAGATGAGTATGATGTTAGCTTTTTAGGTTGGCCTCATAGACATATTTTCTACTTTAAGGTAGCTATTCAAGTTTTCCATAATGACCGAGATATTGAATTTATCCAATTCAAACGCTGGTTAGAAAATCAGTATAAGAATAGTGTTTTGGAACTTAATCATAAAAGTTGCGAAATGATTGCTGATGATTTGTACGAAGTAATTGCAACTCGTTATTCTGGGAGAAAAATAGTAATCTCTGTTGCCGAAGATAATGAAAACGGTTGTGAAATAGAATATAATTGCTTAACACGATGAGAATAAGTGTATAAAATTTTCTCAAACAACTTAACTTTAACCTTAATTACTTATTGGAGTAATTTTATTTATGTCACGTTCAACTAACAATATTAAACCTAATCCGCGTACTCAGAAAGTTTTTGATGATTTGGATAAATATAGAAATTTCTGTAGAGAGTATGGGTACCGGTTTGATGAAGCTGACTTGTACAGCAATCGTAGCTATGTCTGGCGTCAATACGGCAAGCTACTAACTGGCAAGGAAGTAAAAGATCAGTGGGCTCAGCAACTTGAAAGACTTTCGGGATCACGATAAAATCTAAAAAGAATGGGCTTTCAAGCCCATTCTTTACTAATAAAGAGGATAGAATGCAAAAACTGTTTTACATGGGGCTTGAAAGTTACGAAGCAAGGTACACACTTCAATTAACTGAATGGAACAAGCGAGTATTTGATCATAGAAGGATGAAAGTAGTTTATGTTCCGGGCGAAACTCTTGATGACTCTAACCAAATTGTAGTAGGTCAAGTTTTAGATGCACACGGACGTAGTTACTTTGCTATGAGTCAAATGATGAACTTGGTTCGTATGATGCAGCAGGGTGAAGTAACAAATGAAGACGTAATTTACTTTGAAGATATGTTTCAGCCCGGTTTTGAAAGCTTGGGATATATTATCACTCAAGTGCCAGAAAATCTAAGACCTCGTATCTTTGTTCGCTGTTTAGCACAAACTATTGATCCAGATGACTTTGTTCATGTTTGGGGTATGCAAAAGTGGATGAGCGAATACGAACAAATGGTCAACACTATTGTTTCTATTTCTAAAGGTGCTGTATTAGCATCAAACGAAGAAATGGTAGCACACATGAAAGTAGCAGGATGGACTGCAAACATTTACAACGTATCTGGTTTAGCATTTAATAAGCAAGAAGTTAGAGAACGTGTAGATCATAACCTAATCTTATTCAATAAACGCAAAATGCGCGTATGCTTTTCTTCACGTTGGGATCAAGAAAAGAATCCAGACTTTTATCTTCAGTTAATCAAAGAATGGTATGCTAAATATCCCAAAGAAATGTTTGGTGAAATAGAATTTTCTATATTTACAGGCTCAACGTTGCGTAGTAACAAACAAGAATTTGTTGATATGGCTAGAGCTATGCAAGAAGAAAAGTTGCTTACGATTTATGAAAACTTGTCTAAAAATGAGTACTATCGTTTACTCACAGACTCTAGAGTTTTAGTTAATACTGCACTACAAGATTGGACTAGTAATACTGTAAGTGAAGCTGACGCACTAGGATGTAATGTCTTATTCCCTGCGTATCGTTCTTTCCCTGAAGTATTTGCTAACGATCATGAAAGAATGTATGTGCCCTGGTCTATAGAAGATATGATCAGCAAACTAGAATCTTTGTTGGATAAACCTCATAAAAACATGGGCAAAATCAGTGATTGGACAGACAAAACTGTTGATAGAATTTGTGACATCATAGAAGGCAAAGGCGAGCAATGGTTACGTATGTCTACAGATTATAGAAAACACACAAAGGAAAACAAGTACTAATATGCGTATTGAAAATGAAGTAAAACTAGATTTCAGTGATGTTCTAATCCGTCCAAAAAGATCAACACTGTCTAGCAGAAAAGAAGTAAGTTTGGAAAGAACTTATCAGTTCAAGCACAGTAACGCAAATTGGACTGGTGTGCCTATCCTAGCTGCAAACATGGATGGTGTTGGTACTTTTGACATAGCAGTTGCGCTTGCTGGATATAATATGATTACTTGCTTAGTTAAAAGTTATTCTTTAGAAGATTTGGAAGATAATTTTTCAAAATTCTTTTCTTACAATACTGCTATCAGTACTGGTACTAGTGATCGTGACTTTACAAAGTTACAAAGTATTCTTTATAAGTATCCTGACATGATACAGTTTATTTGTATTGATATAGCTAACGGATATTCAGAACACTTTGGTGAGTTTGTTGCTAAAGTTAGAAAATTATGTCCAACTAAAACTATTATTGCAGGTAATGTAGTTACCGCAGATATGACACAGGAGTTAATTTTACGTGGAGCAGACATTGTTAAAGTGGGTATTGGTCCTGGTAGTGTTTGCACTACTCGTATTCAAACAGGTGTTGGGTATCCTCAACTATCAGCCATTATTGAATGCGCGGACGCAGCACACGGTTTGGGCGGTCATATCATTGCTGATGGTGGTTGTACTTGTCCTGGTGATATAGCAAAAGCATTCGGCGGTGGCGCAGATTTTGTAATGCTAGGCGGTATGCTTGCTGGTCACACAGAAGGTGGCGGAGAAATAATTGAAGAAGTATACGAAACCAATCAAATAATCTTTGACCCTGAAACCGGTAATCGTTTGGGAAAGCTTGAAGAAAAGAAGCAGTTTGTTCAGTTTTATGGTATGAGTTCCGATACTGCTATGACTAAACATCATGGCGGGGTAGCAGAATATCGTAGTTCAGAAGGTAGGACTGTTAAGGTTCCATACAAAGGTCCAGTAGCTAAAACAGTACAAGATATCTTAGGTGGGGTTCGCAGTACTTGTACTTATGTTGGTGCAACGAGCCTAAAAGACTTGTCAAAGTGTACAAC